GACAGTGGAGTTCGGGCCGAACCAGGCGCTCACCGAGTTCAGCGCATCCACGTCATCTGCCGCAACGGTGGCGCGGCGGGGATCGCTCATCCAGGTAAGAAGTCGCGGGTTGTTTCGGACGGTCTCGACTTGCCGCTGTGCCGTGGAGAGGTGCTTTACGCGGTCGTAATTCTGTTCGACGGCGGCGCCGGGAAGCCCAACGGCGCGGCCGAGAATATCTGCGGAAGCGGCGCGGCGGCGACGCTCCTCCGGCTCCCCAACGGAGGCGACCCAAGCGGCGGCGAGTTCCTTTTCCTGCGCTTGCCGCCGAGCGCGGGCACGTTCCATTGCCCGATCATATGGTGTCTGCGGCACTTAGCGCCCCAATCCGCTGTCAAACCAGATGCGCACCACCTCAGCGCGCGTCGGTGCTTCGCCGAAGCGCGTCAGGTAGTCGCTTTGGATGCGCCGCTCCTCTGCCGCGGGGATGCGAACGTCGCCCCGTGCATGCGGGCGCTCGTAGGCGAACGCCTGACTTCCATCCTGGTAATGGACCTCCGTCAGCAGGCGCGACGCCATCTTGAAAATGTCGTCGTCGCCGGCAGGGCGGTTGTTCGCCCTTTCAAACTCCGCAAGCTGCTCCGACATGGAGGTGCGGAAGCTCAGCAGCCGGCGCGCCCGAACAGCATTCTCCTGTTCAGCGACCTTCTTGTTCGGGCTTTTCGAAACCGGCATCGCCAGATCAAGAAGCGGCTTGGACACGTTGATGATCTTGCTGTGATCGATCTGTTTCGGCACCTTGCCGGCGGGGCCATCCTTACCGCCTTCACCGAGTGCTGAGCGGCGCCAGCCGATGTAGGTCATCTGCGACCCCTTCGGCAGCCTCGCTAGGTCAGCAGCGGCGTCACGAGCGGCGAAGCCTGCGGGATCGGTGGCAAGCTGGTCGGACAGTTCAAGCACAAAGGCAGGATCGAACTCGGGCTCCTTCGGCGCAGTGTTCTGCGCAATCAGGGCAAGGTACGAGACACGCTCGCTTGGCGGGAGGCGGTGAAAGACCTCGCCCATCTGCTTCACGCTTGTGAGACCGCCGGGGCCAAGCTTCTCGATAACCTCCGCCGCCTCGCGAGACGCCAGCCGCTCTTGATCCGCCAAGAGAGCTTGGTTTCGGTTGGCGCGGGCGTCGATCCCGCGCAGCACTCGCTCGTAGCGCTTCGTGGACCAGCCCTGATCAACGGCAAGCCGGTGAGCGGTGTCGTAAAGGGCCTGAGTGTTGTCCAGCTTGGCGGTGTAGCGCGTGACCGGCTCACCCGTGCCAGTCGCGCCGCCAAACTTCTGCGTAGCTGGATCAACCTTCTCACCGTTCACCCGAACCGTGAAGTGGACGTGCGGCCCGCTGGAGCGGCCGGTAGAGCCGACGTTTCCGATTGGGCGGGCCTGCCCCACCGGGTCACCCACCTTCACCGTGATCTTCGAAAGGTGAGCGTAACCCGTCACGCGGCCGTCAGGGTGGCGCACGATCACCTGATTGCCGCCGTCGCCGCCGTTGTCCGGGATGACCTGTGTCACCACGCCATCGATCGGCGGGTAGACGGGATCGCCCATCGGGGCAGGAATATCGACGCCGTTCTGACTTCCCCGAGCGCGATGTTGAGCCGCTGTCTGACCTTGGGTTCCCCGGCGCGTGATCATGGCGGGCTTGAAGGCGACTGCCGGAGTAGCTGCCGGCGTCTCAGCGGCGCCGGAGGCTGAGGGAGCAGGTGTCTCCGCAGGTGGCGGCGGTGCATCCTTTATCGCACCGTCTACCGCCAACATGTCGTCTTCGTATTGGGCCTCTTCCAAGCCCGGCACCAAGGTTTCGCGAATAGCCGTTTCGTCGCTGTCGCTGATTTCGGCGGCGTTGGTATTCAGCCAATCTTCAGCAGCGCGGGGATCCCCAGCGCGAAGTTTCTCAGCCACGCGCCGGTGAATCGAGGAGACGTAATCAGCCTTCATTTGCTTGAGGCGCCCAGGGCTCCAGCCCTCAGCCGTCGCTAAGGTGTCATATTCACTGAAGCCATCGGCAAGGATCTTCCGAAAGGCTTCCGGGTCGTTGCTGCTATCGACGGCGAGGCCGGCAAACGACTGAGCGCCAGCTTTGGCCGTCTCGATTTTATCAACGCGCACCTGCTCGACTTCGTGCCCGCTGATTACCGTCAGCTCCTTGGCCGCCCGCTGGTCGAAAATCTGTCCGAACATCTCGCGAGAGCGCTTGGACGGCAGCGACTTCAGCGCCTCTTGCTTGATAGTATCGAAGTCGGTTGCGGCGGCGGTGGTAAGGTCACGCGCATTGGCGCCGCGGCGGTTCAGGAAGGCGTCTGGGTCAAGCCGCATGCGCTTGTTCAAGGTCAGAGCAGCCGAAACGTCCGCGCGCTTTGCGTCCGTTTCGTCGCGCTCGATCTTGATGCGGTCCCAAACTTGGGCGGCCTGAGAGCCTTCAGCACCCAGTTCCTGCATGCCTTGACCGATGGCTCGCGTACCCGCCGTCATGTCGGCGGCACGGGCGTTCTCTTGACTTAGGCCACGCTGATCGATGCGGCGCTCGGAAATACTGACCGTTGGCATGGTCAGGGACGATAGGGCCTCTTCGGATTTCCTTTAGCCGGCCTTCTTGGCAGCGTTGATCTTGCCGACCTGAGACGCCGAGCTCAGCGCCGTGGCGCCCACCTTGAAGACAGTGCCTACAATCGCGCCTCGCTTGCGCGCCTTCGCCGCCGCCGCTTCCCCTGCCCAATTCGCCGCAGACTGACGGAAACCCATCGCCTCGCGCTCGGAATTGTGGGTTAGCGCTGCCGCGTCCTCAGCCGCGTTCTGAGCCTGATCACCCAGCACGTCGGAAGCGGAGCCGTAATCCAGATCGATGCCGTTCGCGGCCATCGCCGCGCGCATCGCCCCGCGCTCCTGCCCTGCCTTGTTCTGGAAGATGCGAACCTGTTCTTCGCCCCGCACGATCGCATCACGAGCGCGTTCCGACTCCAAGCCTGAATTGATTTTGGCGACCTTGCTTTCGTACCCGGCCTGGCGGGCGGCGCCGACGCCTTCGGTAATCTGCCCGCCGATAGTCATAGCCGCGCCGGCGATGGCGAGTGCCGCAGGACCACACATCAGCGCGCCCTCCAGAACTGCCGAAACTCCAGATCACCGATTACCTGCACGTCGGCTCCTACCGTAAATCCCCACCGCTCCAGGAGGCGGATCGCTCGCTCGTTGTGGACTGATACGACATTCCCCAATTTACTGAATTGCGCCTGCATCTGATCAACGGCCCGTTGCCCAAGCACCAGCATCGCTCGCCGCTCCTGATAGATGAGGTTTGTGCCGAGAAACCACGGCTCCCCCTTCCAGGGCGCAACCGGCGTCACCCCAAACATGCCATGCGGCGAGCCGTTGATCATAGCGGTGACAGCCCAGCTTGAACCGACAAGCGCCAGTCGAAGCGCCTGCTTCGGCGTATGGCCGAGGGCTCGAACTTCAGCGCGATCGGCGTCTCGCATCCGTGTTGCGATACGGCCAACATGCGCCGCCGACGCCGGAACCAGCTTTACCCGCTCAGCACAGGATCGAGAAAGACCGAGGTCACGCGCCATGAAAAAGGCTTCTCCTGTCGGATGATGAGGGAGGCTCCCCCGGACTGCACAGGTTCGACGGCGGCATTGAAGGTGCCGGTCACCCTGTCGGTGGGAGTCCCGATATTTTCGTTTTCGCGCGCACGAAGCGCGTACATCTCAGCTTCCCGGCGTCCCACCTTGAGGCCTCGTGTCTTCACCACCTTCAGCGCCACCTGACCCAGTGACTGAGGCTTGCCGGCATTGGTGCCTTGCGAGGGGTAGATAACCGGCAGGGTTTCCACCTTACCAACGTACGGCAACCCGACAGTGGCAATGGTCACTTCGTGTTCGAGAGTGACCTCGCCGTTCTGCACAAGCTTATCGGCATAAGCGTCCCCGTCGGCCAAAACACTTACCGTCCGCCCTTCGAGATGGTGAAGGTTGGGGATCGTCTTCGTGGGAGTTTCGAATTGCTGACTGACCGCGCAATCGAGGTAGCATTCCAGCGCGGCGTTTTCCGGCACCCTGACCGACGCCATGCGCTCAATAAAGTGGCGGGCCTCGCCACCGAAGTTGCGCGTGATCGAAAGGTAGACACGGTGTTCACCGTTCTCCGGAACCGCGGCAACCCAATTGACGAACCCGCCCATGTCGTGCGGGCCCGTCCAACCCCAGACTTCCTGGTCCTGCTCCCAAGTAAAGGACAGCAGCTTCCCGTCTGAGCGTGCTGCCCAGACTATCGAGTGAGGCTTCTCGGCATAGGCCCAGCTGTGGATGCGAAAGCCCTCGAAGAGGTGAGGTGAGAAAACAGACACGTCGGCCGACTTCTGCCCGTCCTGCTCTAGGGAATAGCTGAGCGAGTAAACGCCGTCTCCGCTATCGAGAGTGTAGAGCGCCACCGTGTCGATCGTGATGGCCTTCAACCGCGACACGCCGCGCGCCGACCGCCGGCGGGACTTGGGCGGCGGGTTGGCGGACAGGTAATCATCATTCGACCCCCGGATGACGAAGATCCCCGTCGAGGTCAGCCCAAGTAGATCGTCCATCGGGAGGACTTGATTGATGGCGTTAACCTTCTCCGCCACCAGCCGAATGGAGATCGCGTCATCCGCCCGCACCGGCCGCGCGACATCCATATTCTCGAAGTCGGCGGAGCGGGACAGGTACATGCCGTTCGGATTATTCGCGGTGCAGGCATAGCCCAGCCGCTGATCGAAGAAGAAGACGGTGGCGGGCCGGTTGCCCTCGCCCGTAAGCGGATTGCGGCCTTGAAGCGGGCCATCCGTCAGGTCAGCAATGATGTTGTCGTCGCGGAAGGTGAGCTGCTCTGTCTGACCGACAAGACCATATTCGCCCTGATTGCGGCGCTTGTAGACGCGGTAATAATTCGCCCCCGTCACAGCCGACCAGGAGACCGTCGTATAGTTCTTCTTCAGCGTCAGGTCGTTGATCACGACAGAGGCGGTGGACGGCAGACTCTCCTGCCCCGTCTCCTCGTTGACCGCAGTTACGACGTAGCTGCTTTCCTGAGGGAAGTAGGCGGCACCTGAGTTCGCGGCGTCCGTGTTGGGGGTCGTTGCCAGCGCAGCCACGTCGCCAGGCGGCGGCACGTCGGAGCCGAATGTCAGGGACGTGAAGCGCCAGTCGGTATGACTGTACCGCTGAAGCTTGCCCGGCTCATGGTTCAGATGCGCGGTGTAGACGGTATCGAACGCTTGCGCGAAATCGATCTGCGGCAGCTCCGACGCATTAAAAGGCATCGGGGCTTTGTATAGGCGGCGGACCCCCATTACGGCACCTCCATATCAGGGTGCAGAATATCGCGACCTTTCCAGTTCCCGTAAGCAGGGTAGTTGCCGCCAACCGCTGGGGGGACCGGTGGCGGCGGCGGTGGCGGCACCTCAGGCGGCGGTGAAGGCGGCGGAGGCGGTGGTCCAGGGTTCACTGCGCCGCCTACGTTGCCTGTCCAGACGCCGAATGCCGAACTGTCGGCGTCGATCGTAAAGGTGTTTACGCCGGTGACCTCCAGCACCTTCCAGATGCGGTCGTTCACCTCGATCATGCCAAGCTGGTCGCCAATAAACACCTCGTCCCCGGCGCTAAGACCATGATAGGCGACCGTGACTTGAGCCGGATTGGAGCGGGTGATGCCGGTGATTACCAGCTCCTGCTCCAGAACCATGCCGCCCAGCGTCATCGGCTTCATCGACGCCTGCTCGAACAGCATCATGTAATTCTGGATGTCGGACACCTCGAAAGGCACCAGCCGTACGTTCGCTGTCTCCGTCTCGTACACCACCCGCGTTCCCGGCCGCCCGGCAATGCCCCCGTATTTCAGGATGTAGGCATGCTCGCACCGCTTCATGCCCGCATTGTAGGCGGCGACATCCTGCCTACCCTGCAGTTCGTCGGAGAGAACGCCCTTGCTGAAGTTGTGGAGGCCGACCCGGAACGTCATCAGTAATCCAGCGCCCGAGCCCGCGCTTCCTCCGACGCGAAGCCATATTGCTGGCGCGGCTGGCGGTTCATGTTGTCGGCGATCGCGCGTTCGCGGGCGACCTCAGCCATTCCACGAATATAGTCCTGCCGCTTGGTGTCCTGCTTGATGGGCGAGACCAGCCGCGTTGCCAATTCCAGGCCGAGGGCACGGGCGAAAAGCGCCGGGAAGGCGCTTTCGCTGACGTTGTTGGAGACATACTCCAGCGTCGCCCCATCAAGGTCGGTGTAAAGCTTCCCGGCGGCGATGGTGTAGGGGTAGATGGTCAGCATCTCATCCAGCCCAGCCGAGAACGCCGAGCGGACGCTGGGGACCCCCGGCGCGACGAGGCCGGCGGCGGTAGCGCTCGGCACAAGGCGGCGCGGCGACGCAACGTCTGCCGGAAGCTGAAATGCGGAGCCATGCTCGTCCGGCCGATCGTTCGCGACAGCCGCGAGGACGATACGCTTTATCGCGAAATCCCAATCGTGCGCTTCCAGCAGGAGTTCCAGCGAAGGCTGATAATGAACGCGGACGTGACCGGCTTCGATGCTGTCTTCGTCTAGGCCAGAGATGCGGGACGCCGGCACTTCGGCCAGCGCCATATTCGCGATTTGGACTTTGCTGAGGGCCATGGCACTTCGATAGCGAAGGCGCCGATTTCCTTAAGGGACGGCTCGGAAGCGCAGAAACGAGAGGTCGCCGATGATCACCTCTTCGTTCTTGGCTTGCGAAGCGACTTGAAGGTTGATTGCCTGCGGGCTGTGCCCCGCCCGCACCAGGCCGGTGATATGCACCAACCCAGTTACATTCTTTGGCTGATCGATCACGGCTTCGGCAGCGCCAACGGTGGCCCCCAGAGGATGGCTCGAGCCTGCAATTTTCGCCGCTCCCCCGTTGAGCATGCCAGTTCCCCAAGAAACCGCGATGATCGGCAGTCCCTCGCCGGCCCGAATGACCGAAAGCGACGCTTCGAACTCGTAATCCGTTTCAGGTAGAGGGATGAAGCCGAGGCCGATGTTGCGGGTGCCGGTTGAGAGGGTGGAGAACGGACCGTTCAAGCGGCTGTATTCCCATCCGTCCCCGACAACTGGCGCCGCAGTGGCGATTTGAGGTTCTTGAAATGGCGGCATAGTTTGTTCCTTGCCAGGTCCGCTGAGCGGGTCGCCGGCTTATGGGATGCGCTTAAAGGGCGGTGATGCTTACCTCAGCAGCCATACCAGGCGTCGCAAGCAAGGCCGTTGCGTAGAAGGCGTTCGTGTCGATGCCGCTGTCGTTGTAGGTGTGGCGTAGAACCGCCCCGGCGAAATCGTCGCTGCCGTCCTTGGTCCAGACGGTCCACTCGCCATTCAACCGCCGGACGAAAACACGAAGGGTGCTGGAGTCCGCTGCGCCATGGCCGAACGCGAGGCTGCCCTTCTGGTAGCTTTCGCAATAAACAATGCTGGCATCGATCGCGACTGCCCACTCGAAATCGCTCGGTCCCGTCGCTCCGGAACCTGCCCAACCAAGATAGAACACGCCGTCATCAACGGTGGTGCGGAACCGGGCGAGGAAGTTCGGCGGCATGACGTCCCACGATTGGGCGCGGCCGTCATAACCGCCCGTGTCGCCGGTCTTAGTAATGGTAGCAGCGCCGCCGGCAGAAGTCGGGTTTGCAACAGATGCGTTCGCTTCGGGATCGAACAACGCATACGGCGCCGGGGGAACCACCGCGGCACCGCCTGAGCGAGGGCCTAGATTGAGGCCAAGGCAGCCAAGAGAACCAAGAACCATCAGGCTGCAATCGCGCTGATCTTAGAGCCCGGCGTCACTTCGAAGTCGATCCTGGTATTTGCTGGCACAGGAAAGCTGTTGATGTCGGCGGTGGGATCGCTGGATACTTTCACGGCGCATGCTACGTCTGCAAGAACCGAAATTACGCTTGTGTCGGCGTCAAAGGCGGCAGAGGCCGCGGCTGCGCCGCTGAACGTCACCTCCTGGTAATTCACTCGATCATCGAGCCGGACGAGCGGAAGTCCGCTTGCCCCACGCACCGATTCCCAAATCCGCAGCTTCGCCATGTTCTATTCCTTCTGGTGCAGAGACGGGCGCCATGGGGGCGTAGCGCCCGTCTCTACTTCTTCAGCCCTTGTCGCCGGCCTTGGCGCGACGCCGGGGCTTCGCTGCCGGTGCGGCAGCTTCAGCGCCAACGACTTCTTCCACCGCCGCTTCCGCGCCTTCCGACGCAGGACGGAAGAAGGACTCGCCGTGGGGCTCGGTGCCGGGCGGAAGGCCCTGCGGAGCCGTCGAACCGGCCGAAGCCGGCGCGACGCGAGCCATTTCGAGCGGCTGAGAACCAGTCGATGCGTCGGAGCGATCGGCGAGGTTGCCGCCGAATTGTTCGCCCTTCTCGCTCGACTCCCGCGCATTGAGCGCGGAACGCAGCTGATCGACGGTGAGAGCGCCGATCGGCGTCGAAGCCGCCGGTGCCAGTTCGCCCTTGGCGTCCACATCCACGACTTCGCCCGGAAGGACGATACGGCCGCCGATGAACGACTTCTTGGTGACTACTTTTTCGGCCATGTCATTCTCTCCTTAGAAGCCGTGGCTTTCCGCCAGCGGGCGAGTTGCCTGCGGCGTTTCGGTGCCGACGACGAAGCCCGCCGTGATGGCACCTGCCGCGTAAGCGCCGGTAGCCATGGTGTAGCGGAAGCCGGCGTAGGGCTTCGTGAAGGCCGGGATCGGCACGTCCACGAGGCGGCTGCCAGCGGCGGTATTAGTGCCGTTCGCCTTGACCCCGGTGGAGAAAAGAGACTCCACGTTCTGCGTCAGGGCGGCGTTGTCCGCCTGGATGATTTCCACCGTGACGCCGGTGCCGGTGCCGCCCGTGAGGGCAGTTTCCAGCTGGGCAAAGGCGCGCAATCGCGAGCCCCGGTCGAGGCCGGACAGACCAGAAACCATGATGGAATCGGTCGAGACGGCGGTGGCGGTAAGCGCCTGCTTCTCGGAAGCGAGCAGTTCCTTGTCGGTGTTCATGTCGATCTCTCCTTAGACGACGCGGGCTTCATCGACGTTCAGGGCGTCGACTGGGCGGATGGGAAGACCGTCGAAGACGGTGACGCGGCGACCGCCGATCTGGTCGAAGCCGAGCAAGCCGCGGCCGGCTCGGGTATCGGTCAGGGCCTGACGGCGAAGCATGCCGCTGAGCGGCTTCGGCGCATAGATCGCGGCGTTGCTGCCGGTCGCCTTGATGCGCTCGATCGCCTGCACGAGCAGGTCTTCGAGATCGGCGCCGGTGCTGCGATCTTTCGTCAACAGCGAGAAGTCGATGTTGGCGATGCGGACGGCGTGGCGGTGATCCTTCACAGCGAGACCGGCGTCCCACTGGAAGTAATCGGTATATGCCGGGTAGCCGTTGCCGGCTTCGTCATGCACGATGTCACCCACCGGCCAGCCGTCCGGACCAGCTTCGCGACCCTTGGTCATGTCCATGTGGAGCAGACCGGCCTTAGAGCCCTTGGGGAAGATGCCGGTGATCGCTTCGGGATCCCAGTTCACCACCCAGATCGAGCGGTTGTCGTTGCCGGTGCCGCCGGCATCGATGATGTAGTCGCCCGTCGGACCCGCGAAGCTATTGTACCGCGGCGCCAGGCCGGTGAACTCCTTCGACTCGTAAAACGAGTTTCCGTAGAACACGGTCTCCGACATCTCGTCGTTCATCGCTTCGAAGAACGGCTTGGCGAAGTTGACGCGGGCCTGCGCCGGGTTGCCGCCGAGGATGGCAAGGCTGCGATCCATCTGCGACGTGGCGGCGAGCTGCGCCGAGGCTTCATCCACGGAGCCGGCGGTGCCCTTCGAGCGGGGAACGCCCTGGTTGTAACGGCGCCATGCGACCCCCGGCTTGCCCGTGCGGGCCCAGGTGCGTTCACCCGTCAGGAGGTTGCCTTCCTTCCAGGTCATGTCTTCGAGGATCGCGTTCTCCTTGGTCAGGATTTCCGCGATGGTGCCCTGGGAGGCGCCATCCTCGCCGTAGCCGGCGGTCACATCCACAAGGGTTGCGACGGTTCCATTGCGAGCAGGCATCGTTCAGTCTCCTTACGTTTTTGGCTGAAATTCGTCAGAATAGAGGCTCAGCGCGCCGGTGCGCGCGCCGCCGGGCTGACCATCGCCAGCTTCGGTGCGATCTTCGCCGATCAGCTGCGCAACACGGCGCTGGTAGCGAATGAAATCGGGGTGATTGCCGAGGCCGCTTTCTTCCAGCAGCACCCGCAGAGGGTCGCTGACCTTCATACCAACCGTGTCGAACACCTTGGCGGCGAGGTGCAGGCTTTCGTCCCACTTCGCGCCGCCAATTTCAGGGTCAGCCCTGGCAGCATCCAGCCAGTCCTTGCGGTACTGGGCGGTGGCAAGCTGGCTCTGCTCCTGCACCTGCGCGAGCATCCGCTCCTCCACCTTTGGGAGAACCTTCTCGGCATACAGGTCAACGATGCGCTGAGCGCCCTCATTGGAGAGGTCCATGCCCTTCAGATCGTCGGCGACGAGATCGAACACTTCCTGGTCAAACTCGCGTCCTTCCGGCGGCTTGATCTCGTACGCTTCCGGCGCGCCGAGGATGGAGGCGGCGCCAGTGTCGGCGCCCTCCTTGCCCTCTTCGTCACCTTCCGCCTCAGGCTTCTTGCCGAGTGCCGTCGCCTCATCGCCGCCGGTCGCCGTTTCGGCGCCTTCGGTGGCAGCAGCGGTGCCGGTCTCAGCCTCGCTCGAAGAGCCCGCGGTCTCCGCCGTCTGGGTCTCCGTCTGTGTCAGTTCTTGAACTTCTGCCTCGCCGGCCATTCGATTCCTCCTGTGGTTGAACTTCTTCGCGGAGCGCGGACATCATCGTGATCACGGGGATGCTGCTTGGGTGCGCGGCGGAGGGCAGTGCCTCCTCGGCCCAGCGAAGGATGTCTAACCCCAGGCTCCTCCGCCCCTCTCTCGCAGAAAGGGAGCGCTCTTCGGACCCAGCGGCAGAAGAGAATATACCCGCCTCTTCGATTATCCTGAATAGGGTCCGGCGGAACTCCGGCCGGCCCATCAAAAGGATCATGTCTTCCTTCTGCTGCTGCTCCCGGACACCGTTGCTCACGCTGTGCCTGCCATCAATGTATCGAGCAGGTTCGGCTCGCCGGTGTTGATCGGCGTCTCGGACAGCAGCTGGGCACCGTCCGCCGCCTGCTTGACGGCCGGCATCATAGCGGCAGCCTTTGCTTCAGCCTCGCTGGCTTGACGCTGCTGCCGCAGTTCATCGACGGCGGCAGGATCGCGCATGATCTTCGGAGGCGAGCCCGCGCGGTCGGCGTATTCATGCACCAGCGCGTCGGGATCGAGGTTGTCAGCCGCTTCAGGGAACGACTCAGCGAGGTTGCCAACGAAGCCGACCACCCGCTCGACCTGACTGAGGCCGATCATCCGCTGAGCCTGGGCGAGCGTCGAGATGAACTCGATCGACAGCTTGATGCCGTCCAGTTCTTCCGGCGGCTCGGGGAATGCGCCGCGGCGCTCCAAAACATAGAACACGCGGTCGAGAATGACCTTCAGCTTCTCCGTCGATACGCGTTCCACCACCGGGCCAAGCTGGGTCAGCTTCTCCTCGTTACGCGCGAAAATCTCTTCCTGGTTACGCGGCTGAACGCCGTCCATCTGCGTGATCGCCATGAAGATGTCGGCGAAAGCAGCGGTGTCGATCTTGCCGTACAGCCTGGCCATCGTCTGTTCGACGCGATCGATTGCTTGCCCGTCGACCTGGAACAGCGGCTTCACGCCAGCCATGTCCACTTGGGCAGCATAGGTCACGGCACCGGGAGTCAGCTTCACCCGAGTTCCTACCGGGGCGACCACCGGCGGCTTAGCTAGGAGGTCCGTCAGCTCGCCAAGGCGCTTCGCTTGCACTTGCAGCACCCGCATATCGGGCAACGCGTTCCAGCCCGGTCCCGAGCCGTAGGTGTCGTTGCCGATGGTCTGCCACCGAGCGCCGACGAACGCCTGTTCCTCGTACCCACTCTTGCTGAGGATAGCGGTCTTGTTATCGTTGCCGCACTCCCACCAGAGCGAACGGAACCGCTTACCGTCCGCGTCGCCGCGGAAGCTGTCATAGGCTGGGTTCGGCTCGACTAGGCGCATGACCTGCACCGTCGTATCGTCGTTCGAATTGTCCCACAGCTGCTTCACTGTGCGGCTGACCCGATCCCAGTGCATCGTGTGGCTGTCGAAGCGATCGGCGACGAACCGCTGCACGATCTGGCGAACCGTCATGGGGACATGATGGCAGAGGGTATCGACGCGCTGATCATCGCCGCAGGCGAGATAATATTCGCCAGCGGTCATGGTGGAGAACACGATGCCCGAGTTCCAATGTTCATCCATGAACATCGCTTCGGTGCCGAACAGCCCGAGTTCGGAATAGCCGCTCTTCACGGCGGTGTAGAAGTTCGTTTTGCCGAGAAAATCGTAGATGATGCGCTCGACATCGGCGAGCCAGACCTTCACCGGCCAGAACTTCATCAAGTCGGGATCGGGAAGTGCGAAGCGGAACCACGGGCGCGAGGGGCTGGAAAGGCCCGATGTCATGCCCCCCGAGAGGATGTTGAAGGCGCCGATCGCATGGCCGTCGTACAGCGTATGGGCTCGAGCCCGCTTCTTGCGGCTCGGCACCTGGTTGTTGTGATTGAAGCGCGATCGTGCCGGCGCGGCATAGGTGGCGATCTCGTAATAGACAGGATCGTAGTCCTCCCGCTCCGCCTTCATGCGACGCGAACGGAGGTCGCAATGCTCCCTCAGCGTCAACGCGCGGCGAGTGCCTGCGGGGGAGGAGCTGTCCGGCATCAGCCGAGGGTCGTTTTCATCTGATTGGCAGTGGTGGCGGGCGGGACGAGCGCGCCCTTTTGCATCGCCATCAGGATCGAACTGGCGAAGCCGCGGCGACGGGCTTCACGCTGCCCGGAACGGCCGCGCGCGTCGTACTCCGGCGACTTCGCATCCTGGAACTGGGCAGGCATCACCGGCTTGGGCGGCTTGCCGAAGAGCGCGGAGCCGCACATCAGGCGCCGCCCAGCGTGGACTTGGGTGCCACGCCCATGAAGCTAGCGGCAGGCGATCCGCCAGCGGCCGCCGCCGACTGCTGAGGCTTCTTCTTCTTAGTGAGCATCGAAACGGCGAGAGCAGCTGGGCTCAATGCGCCGATCCCAACCTTTTTCCCGCCGATAGCCGCCGCCGGGCTTAGCTTCTGGAGCAACGAGCCGCACATCAATGATCATCCCGCTTGAGCATGGCGGGAAACTAGCGTGGGTCTGGATTTCCTTAAGGCGGCGTAGGCAACTGCGGAGGCTGATCGAGTTGCCGGGGACGACAGGCCGCGCGACGCTTGATCTCTCGCCACGCTCTCCCGCAATTCACTCCTCGCTGGAACAGGCCGTCAGGCGTATAGCCGGCGTGGAGTTCGGCATCGGAAAGTGCTCGAAAATACCTGTTCGAAAGCCAACGATCATCCATCATGCGCGCCCGAACTCCCGATCCAGCTCCGAGAAGCGATCGTACGTCTCCTCCTGGTGATCCTGAATGGCTTGAAGCGTCTCCGTCTTCATCGTCGCCATGTTCGCCAGGCACACGGCGTCGCCAGCGTCCGGCGAGCGGCCGAGAACCTTGCGCATGTCATCTTTGCCGCCGATCTTGATGCCGTTGGGCGTGAAGCTCCAACGATAAGCGGCGAGATCGGATCGCAGCTCGGTATCGTCCGGCAGATCGACGCAGTGCGGATTGGTGGGATCGAGCGCTTCCCGCATCCGCCAGATCACCTCAGCGCGCCTGTTGAAGAAGGCGAGCGAGGAGCCAAACGCACCGAGTGGGCCTGCCGTGGGGCTGGCGGTTCTCTCGAACGACTTGCCGGCGCCGTTGACCGGCACCGTCTGGACGCCGTTCTCCTGAAGGAAGTTCGTGGCGGAGAGACCCCAGCCTACCACGTCGATATGAACCGGCGCCCGGTCGCGACGTGCGGAAAGGATATGGCTCGCTGCGATCGGCCCGGCGCGCGTCTGGGGGATGTCCTTGCCGGGAATGCGGATCAGGTCATCGAACCATGACCCGTGCCGGCGGGCGATTACCATGTTGTCTTTGCCGCCGGCCGCGATGTCGGCGCCGAGGCTATCCATCGCGCCCTTGCGTTCGCGCTCCTGCCACCGATCCATCGCCGCATCGATCCACGCCGTCGGGATCACCTGGTCGCGGGGATCTTCAACACCGGCTTGGAAGTCGCCGTAGAGCATTTGGGAACGCAGCGGCTCCGGCAGACCCTGAAGCTGGGTCATGTAGTCGCTGTTCACGTAGTAGCGATTGTCCGACACCCGCGACTTGAAGAACGTGCGCGACAGCGGGCGAAGAATGTCCTCCGGCTTGAAGTCGGCTGGATCAAAGTCATAGCAGGCGACGCCATCCACCAGCACAAACTGGCGGTTGTCGCTCACCTCGAAATCCTCGCCGCCTACCGTGGTAAACCAGCGCAGCTCGCCATCCTGTGCCGGGTTCGGGTGCTTGTCATCCAACCACGGTGCGAAGAACCGGATGACCCAACGCCCTTCCACAGTGCGCGGCGGGTTGAACGGCAGCAGGACACGAACGCGCTGTTCAGGATCATCGGTACGCGCCCAGCCCATAACGAAGCGAGCCTGCGCTTCCCTGATCTCTGTCGCCTCGTCCAGGATAACGAGATCGTGCGGCCGGCCTTGCCACCGCTTTTCGTCCCCTTGGTTTTCGAGACCACCGAGTTCAAGCAGGCGTCGCCCGGGCAGCCGCCACGAACTCTTTTGGCTGTTATAGCCTTTGGTGCTTCCCAAGATTTGCTCGATACGCTGGGCAAAGCCTTCCGTCTGGTTCTTCTCGCTGCGAAGGTAGAGCGTTCGTTTATGCTCCTCCAGCGTCAGGCCAGCAGCCAAGTCCGTCTTGCCGCCACCTGCCGAACCGCCAAAGCCGATGATGTCAGCTCGGCTTTCATAGGCGCGGCTCTGAGGCCCATGCTGCGGGCGCCACAGCTTCGGGTCCATTGCCAGCAGGCGATCCATTTCGTCCCGCTCGTCTTGCGTCATGAGCCCACGGATGCGCTCGACATCGGCGGGAGAATAATGCTGGAGACCGGGGGCGGTCATTCAGCGCCCGACCAGGTGAACGGTAATCCTGCCGCCGGTGTATGGATCAACGCGGGCAGCGACCTTCACGGCCTGTTCTGCATCGGCGCCGGCAAGCATGGCTCCCATGGCCAACTCAGACCCACTTCCAATCGCCATAGGCGTGTCAACGATGGCGCCACTGCTGCCGTCGGCATAGTACCAGAGAGTTTCATCCGGTTTGAACACCAGCGCGCCGAACGGAGAGGATGCCTTGGGCCGCTTCCCCTCTTCACCGCCTGCCAGCCAGTCGCGAAAAGCCATGCTGTCCAAGGTCTGCCCCGCGCAGCCGACCAGCGTTCCATCCTCCAGGCGATGGACCTTCACGGCGCTCTCTGCCGCGATGATGCTCCCCCGCATGATCCGGCCATCGCCAGCCATGCCGGCGCTCGTGCATGCGATCGTGGTCATTGCCCACCCGCCGCGCTGCGGTGCTGAACCCCGTTGAACAGCGCGGCAACGCGAATTGCGATCACCTCTTCCGGCAGCTTCTCCCCGCCAGAGGTTAGATCAACCTTCTCGGTGAACATGCCCAGGTACTTGCCGAGATCAACCAGGGCGGCGCGCTTGTCGCCCAGCTTGAACTTGATGCGACGGACCTCCCGAGCATCGTCGCCGCGACCATCCATGAACTGCTCAACGGTCAGTTCGGATATGGCCGCGGCTTGGTCTCGGGTGAGCGCCGACAGGTCGAACCGAGGATCGCCGTCGGCACCGATCGTGATGTAATCGAGCATGTTGGAGAAGCCGATCTTGGCGAGTTCGGTCGCAACCCGCTCCTGGGTAATCTCCAGCTTGTTCATGATGCGCTTACGACCGGCTTCGACAGCCTCAGCGACTGAAGTATTCTTAAGCAGCTGGTGACCCTGCTGTTCAGCCGTTGCGGGGCTGTACCCTGCCCTAATCGCCGCCTGAGTGGCGTTCGAATCGACAAGGTACTCAGCAACGAACCGAGCGCGCTTTTCGGAGAGGGCAGCCATCAATCCAGCCCCCGCTGAGACGCATATATGGCCCACCCCATTAGACAGACCTGAGCGAGCAAATCATTGAGCGGGATGCGGCGCGCTTCGGCTTCGACCTGCATCCGACCACAGACAATCCTATCGTGCTTCTCCATTGTTTGGAGTGACGGCTTCAAAACGCCGTCGGTCTCTGGATGCTTGAACTGGCGCGCGCTGAGATACGCCATGATCCTCGCCTCAAATACCGGGCCGAAGTTCCGACCCTTGCGCAGATCGCGGACAAGGTGACGTTCCTTGAACACTTCAAGCCCGAATTGCTGAGGGTCCATTCGCGTCTCCGCGAGAAAGGCTTCCACCCGCTTCGCAAGTGCGCTCAGCTCCTTTGGTTGTTTACCCACCCCACCAGTCTCCTTAAGCCCAGTTCTGATCATGGCGTTGCCGGGCGCTCCGATGTTCATGGCCACAGAACCCTCCTCGCTTGGTCCAGCGCGCCATCCAGTTCCCAAGGCTCCACCGGGTTCGGACACTCCGGGCTCTCGGTGGTCTGAAGATAAGCGAACGCAATGTCGTGGAGGTCGCTGAGAGCTTGCCGGGGCACCGTTTGCGGCTCGCCCAGATGCTGCCTCAAAGCGTCTACTGGCACCCCCGCCCACGTGTGATCGTCTGCACACCCGGTGGCTGCGTCTGGGTCTAGCTGACTGCGCTCCCTCCGATCCCACCACTCGCCGGATCGGAAGATGCCGCCGCTGATCGAGAGCGTCATGCTCAGCCATTCGACGCTAAGCACCCACCCAACGGTCATACCGCCGCCTTCGTAGGCCGACTCCAATTCGTAGGGGCGCTGGAAGCTGAAATGAGGAACAGCCCAATGGCTAAACCTGTCCCACCGGCTGTAGGGCGCGCTGGTGAAAGCCGGGCTGTCGCACTCGCTCATGCTACCCTCCTTTTCGGTTCTGCGCCGAAGTTCAGGAGCGCGCGCATGGCAGCCTCGGAAGTGCGGAACGGCGCCATGACCGCGCCGAAAGGCCCGCCGGCCAACTTGGGCTGACAGGGCGGCGCGTGGGGATCGACGGCAGCGAAGCGCAGGCCGCGGCGCGGATGGCGCCCGTGGTAGATCATGGTCATGCCATCTCCAACTCGGCTAGGGCGCCGCCTAGGCGTGGTTGATGGGGGTTCGGGCTTTCGACCAATGCCCGTTCGCTGCCCTCCTCCGGCCGGCGCGGCTGTTGCTGCGATCGTCGGAAGCCAAGAACACGCTTGCGCTGGTTCATGCCGCTTGCTCCTTGAAAACGAGGCTTCGCCACAGCGGGCGGGGCGTCGCGTGTGCCGGGCGGATGCGCGTCTTCCGATATGCTGAGACGGCGATGTAATTCTCGCGAGCGGCGCGCTGGGTCACAGAACCCCAGGCGCGGCCATCGGAAGGTACCGGAAGCCCCTCTGCATAAGCAGCGACCCGAACATCTTCGGTCATGAACTCGAAGTGCGTCTCCGCGTAGCTGGTGAGATATGCGAACGCTCGCGCGGTCCACTGTTCCTGCTTCGCGTCGGCATTGGCAGCGGCGCGCGCCATGCCTTCTGCGGCAGCATCAGCGGCACTAAGCTCATGGCTGGGGGTGTTCATGCTGCCTCCTGTCCTGCTTGGAAATTTGCCCAGTCGGTGCCCAGTTTGCTGGGATTGAAGCTCAGCCCAGGGATATGGACTGACACGCGCGGGGAGTTCGGCCGCACGGCGTTTCGGTGCGCACACTGAAAGGCTGCGGCCTGCCCGCCGAAAGTCGGATCGTTGTCGCCGTAGACATGCAGTTCAACGACATCGGCTGGAGCGATAAACTTGGCGAGCAACGTCGAACTGATCGTGGACCAACAGGGAATGCCGGCGTCGCGCTCTACCGCCATTGCTGTTTCCAGCCCTTCGGCGACCCCCAGCACACCATTGTGTGGAGACAGGCGAATAGCCGCCCCTCCCGGAAGATCCCCGGGCATCATCCTTCGGGGCGCTTCAATCTTGGCTTTATCGCCGCCTTCAAGGTAGGTTCGGTGAATATTGACGGCCGAACCGTCTGAGGCCCTGACCAGAGCGAGCAAGGCCGGCAGTTCGGTACGCGTCGGATGATTGGACACCGGCGCAGAAGGGCAAAACCGCAAAGCCGTAGGGAATGGCGCGATGAACCCGCGCCGCATCAAATAGGCGGCTGCCTCGTCATCGCCGATTACCCGGCTTTTCGCCCACAACTCCCGCCGCATCAGCTGGGCACGTTCCGGGCTGATCGACGCGGTGGAAGGTGCGGTTGCTGTTTCGCCTAGCCGCTCCCGAATGGCTGCACAGGCATCCTTGAAGGACATACCGGTTTTGGCCATCACCAGGTCCATGCCGTTCCGGTAACCGCAGATGTTGCAGATCGAAGATCCCCGCCCGTCCTTGTCGTCAAAGCGAAAGCGGTCTTTCCCTTCGCAGATCGGGCATGGGCGATGTCTGCCTGTAAGCAGCTCGGCGGGGATGCCGAACATGGGCAAAATTGAGCGCCAGCGATTGTAGGTCTGATCGGCAATGTCGATCATGCGACTTGCCTCCGCTTGGCAAAGCGGATGTTCATTGCGAGGACGTAATTCCGAACCTCGGAAGTCGGCTCCTGGAAGGCCAAGCTGTTAAGCCCTCGGGGCCAGACGCCGAACTTCTTCCTGTAGGTGTTCGACACCCAACCGGAGGTGTATTTCCGTTCCGACGCGATTGCGTTTAGCTGGGAAAGCCAAGATTGCTTCACAGCCTTGTCTGCCGCGGCCGTAGCTTTTGTGATCTCGACTGGCTCACCTGCTTCCTCCTGAATCTCGGAACGCTTAACAGGCTTGAACCCACATTCAGGGCATTGATGGACCTTGGGCGGCTTGATGAAGGTGCATTTCGGACACTCTTTCGGCAGACTGGCCTTCGCCTCGATCGAGGTCCGCTCACCCTTAACGGCACGGCACAGATGATCGTGATGGATGTCAGTCACCAAGCCCAAGCGCAGAGTGTTGTCGGCGTGATCGAGGATGATGCAGTCATCCATGCCGGGATTTACCCGCAGGCCACGCCCCACCATCTGCACGTACAGCATTTCGGATTTCGTGGGCCTGGCCAGCACAATGCAGCCGATCGCCCAATCAACGCCGGTTGTGAGACAGGCTACGTTCGCGACTGCCTTGATGTCGCCCCGGTCAAGCTGTGCTTTGACCTGTCTCCGATCAACCGGGTCGGTGTACGCGTCGATATAACCGCACCCGATCCCGGCCTCTTCGAACCGCAACTGCACTGCCTTTGCATGCGCGCGATCGACGCAGAATATCAGTGTAGGACGGTTCTCACCTCGGGCCTTCCAGGTTCCGATGAGATCAGCAATCAGGCCGCCTTCCTGCATGCGTTCCGAAAGCTGGCCTTCGTGGTAATCTCCAGCGAGGGTCTTAATGCCGGTGAGATCGGGGTGAGCCGCGGCAAAAACTTTGAACGGCGACAGGTAACCGGCATCGATCAGCTCCTGCATCGTGACGGGATCGATCAGCTCCTCGTACACGTTGCCCAGCCCCTTGCTCCAAGGAGTGGCTGAAAGCCCGATGAAGGGGATGTTCTTCCACTCTTCGGAAGCCATGATCTCTTGAAGCCAGCCGTCTTGACGGTGACATTCGTCCACTATCACGAGATCGGCCGGCGGCATTCCGCGGCGCCGGAGCGTCTGTACGGACGCAACCTGGATCGATTTCGAAGGGTCGGTCTTTGGATGATCCGCCTGGATCACACCGATGTCGTAGAGGCCGGCGGCGTAGAGCGCGTCCACTGTCTGGTCGATCAGGGTAAGCTGATCCACGATGATCAGCAGCCGAGCGTTCGGATTGCGCTCCTTTGCGCTTTTGAAAATGGTTGCCGCGACAACCGTTTTCCCGGCGCCAGTCGGCAGCTTCAGGGCAACGCGAAAGCATCGGCGGGCGACCGTGGCGCGCAGCAGAGCAATCGCGCTCACCTGGTAAGGGCGTAGCTGCGCTGTCACGCGCCACCCCCAGTGCCTACCCTACGAACACTACTTCCTTGGATAGGGTCTTCTTTCCTACCTGTCCCTGTCCCTGTCCCTGTCTCTGTCTCTTGCGATCCCGACGGAAATCCCGATCCGCTCCCGCTCAGCCTCCCGCTGGGAGTCCCACCGGCACTCCCACCGGCGATCCCGTCGGCATCGGCCTGGGCTTGCCGCCGCCTAAGCCGAGGAAGGCTTTTGGAATGAGGGGCGATGGAGGACAGCATCGCCGTCGCGGTCGCGATCTGAAGCTTCAACGGCGCCGGATCGAAGGGTGTGCCGTACCGCCGCGCGTTTCCTGAGTTGCTGGAAATGCGCTGCTGGAGCTTGCAAATCCACGAGTCCAGGGCCGCTTCGGCGACAACCGGATGGTACAGCTTGCCGTCGCTACATTTGATCCAGCCTCGCATGGCGAGGGCCTTGATCCTGCGAAACCCCTTTAGGTCAGAACCTAGCTCTGCCAGGTGGCACAGCTCCGCATCATCGTCGGGAAGAGAGGCCGCGGGCACTTGATGCCAGCTGCGGTACCAAAGCTTGTGACCGACCATCCACGCCAAGGGCGTTCCAGATGCCGTCGCATTGAAGCTGGAGTGGAATAGACGCGAGACATCGATCATGATGCGCGGAAAGTCGCGAAGATCGCACTCTGCGGGCGTCATCGGCGCCGGTTGCGGTTGTGCGTTCATTGGCGCGCCAGCCAGTCGCGGCGCAGCTCGCCCACGAACTCCTCAGCTAGCCCGCGATCGGCACCATGCTCTGTAACGGCGAAATCGATCATATCCGCCCACGGCGGCTCTATCCCACGCAAGTCGCAGTCGGCCGGCACCAGCGGCTCGGGCAGGCCGGCGTCGGCCTGAGTGTCGGAGGAGGCGACCGCCATTTACGCTGCCTCACCGCGTCCAAAGGCCAACACCTCTTCCCAGTCGTAGAACGCGCGCCCGCTGATCGTCTGCGAACGCGGTCCGATGCCCAGGCGCTTCCATTCGGAGAGGGTTTTGCTCGATCGTCCGAGCGCCTTGGCTGCGTTCGCGCGATCAACCTTCCCGGAAGGAAGGATCATGATCTTCACGGGCTCCGGCACGAGATGCACGGGCTGAACGGGAGGGCTTTCAAGCGACATCTTGTTTCCTCGAACAGGTTTGCGCGAACGCTGTTTGTGGAAACATGCCTACGGGTACCCGAAGGGGCTTGTCAATTACCTCAAAACTGTTAGAGGAAACTCATCCGGCATGTTCCGGCATCTTCGGGAAGGATGACGATGAAAAAATCTTCGGGTGGGCGCCCCCGGCATGGTGAGCAGGTCAAGAGTGTGCCGATTGGGATTCGCACGTCGCCCGAACTGAGGAGCCTTATTGAGCAGGCCGCGGCCTCACGCAAAGTCTCCATGACCCAGGAGATTGAGCGTCGGCTCGAACAGTCTTTCGAAAGTGGCGACCTACCCCTCCCCGCTGATTTGGCTGAGATTATCAAAGCGAATGCCGCAGCAGCAGGTGTCCCGGCTGAGGTGGCCTTGGAGGATATTCTGCGCAGGGCATACGAGTATGAAGCAGGCTTTCAATCGAACGTCGGCTTGCACCTCGCTCGCATCTTGACCTCGTTGATCAACTTTACCGAGGTCCGCACGGGCAAGAGTTTGGATGAAGATTACGAGACGTGGCACATCTTGCGCACGGCGATCCGCCAGCAGCTTGACCATCTGGAACCGGCCACATTGCCCGATTACGAGCGTGAATACTGGTTACTTGAAGCGAAGTGGGGCGAAGCTGCCAAGCGATCGAGAGAAATCTCAGAGCGTCTGAGTGAACTCCAACGGCTTCGAGATGGGGAGAATATCGACGCCGCACCTGAAAAGCCGGGTGAATGGGATGGTTTGATGGCGGAGTTCAGCGGGATCAACGCCGAGATCGACGCGATTAAGCCGCGCTACAACGAGCTCACCGATATCAGACGGCGACGCCGGCAGATCACGCATCAGGTGGGCACAGAGATTTCTGGTGTTCATGCCGGCGGAAGTCCCGAGAGCCGTCGGCTCCGGGGCAAGCCGCCGATGCCACGCACGGAGAACGAAGTTGGCCGTTAAGTTTCAGAAACTCACCCGCGACGGCGTACGCGCCCTACAGCCCGGCGAGAAGATCCACGAACACGGCATCTATGCTCAGCGGCTTGCGAGCGGTGACGTGCGTTTCGGCGTCAATGTCATGGTTGATGGGCAGCGGGTTCATCGCATTGTCGGCCGCGAATCGGATGGGGTCACCCGCAACCAGGCCGAACAGCTCCTGGAGAAACTGCGCACCGATGCGCGCGCCGAACGCTTGGACCTCCCGCAGGGGCGGAAGCTGCACCGGACGTTCGGAGAGGCAGCCGACGATTACCTGGCGAGGATGGCGGAAGCTGGCGGGAAGGATTTGAAGAATAAGACACGCCACCTTCGGGCGCACCTCGTTCCGTACTTCCGCGCGCACCGGCTCGACCAACTCAGCGCCTTTGTTCTTCAGAAATATCGCAAGGTGCGGATCGATGCCGGCGCCTCAGACGCGACCGTGAACCGAGAGTTGGCGACGTTCCTTCACTTGATGAACCGGGCTGTTGATTGGAAATGGATCAAACCGGATCAGAAGCCTCGCATCCCGCGCGTTGCTGAGCAGCGCAAGGCGAGACGAGCGCTCACCACGATCGAGCGGAACTCCCTTATGAAAGGCGCGATGGAAGATCATGACCCCCGCCTGTGGCTCTTTGTTGCCCTGGGTCTCGGAACCGGCATGCGGCACACCGAGATTTTGCGTCGCCGCTATGACGAGATAGACTGGAGCGCGAGCCGCTTCGAGATCGACAAAGCGAAGGCCGGCGCTCGCCTCCAGCCGTTTCCAGGCTGGGTGCGTGAAGCCTTGGTTCGGCAGCAGGCGATGGAGGACGATCCCAACGGGTGGATATTCCCGGCGCTCAGAACCACCTTGTGCGGCAAGCCCCATCGAACGGCGATGGATGATGGCTTCAGGCGGGCTGCCAAGCGAGCGGGACTGGACCCTGCCAAGGTGACCCCTCACCTTATGCGGCACACCGTGGTTACTGACCTCTCGCGCTGCGTTGACGTGGCAACGATCCAGAAGATCAGCGGCCACAAAACGGCGGCGATGGTGATGCATTACACCCACGTCAATGACGAGCGCATCGACCTCGCGTTGCAATCGATCGATACGGCTATGCCCACTCCGCCCGGCGCTGGGTCGCATTTGAGCGTGGTCGCTTAGGCCGCCAGCTTCGTGACTGTCGGCGGCATTTCGCTTTCAACCACACGCTCGAATTCCGGCATCGGAACATTCGCCACCCGAACAGCCTGCTTATGTTGGTGCTCCGAAAGGCCCGCCGCGCGAGCGGCATCCGCCGCAGACCTAGGGTGGGCGCCCTCCGTAGGTTCGGAGCGGGCAGCGCTTTTGCGTCCGAGCCCAGTCTGACCCGGCACAATTTTGTGCCCGGTCAGTACCGCGGTGCCGAGCCCCGGAGCGGCAGCGTTACACGAGAATTACACACGCGTAGGAAACCCCCGCCCCGAAGGGCGAGAGTGTTATTCCCGATTTCTCTTTGATTGCCGTCGCTTAGAGCGTGGTGGACAGGGCTGGATTCGAACCAGCGTACGGAAACCCGGGCAGATTTACAGTCTGCTGCCTTTAACCACTCGGCCACCTGTCCGGAAAAACACGCTCCGAAGCGAGGAGGCGGCTCAATGGCGAATGCCTTTGCCGCTGTCAACGCATGGGGCGGAAGAAGCCGCTGCTTGCCAGCACGCGCGCGGGGCGGCATTGGGCGGGGATGCGCCGCAGAGCCCGTCAGCTGACCAAAGCCGAAAACCGCCCCCGCTTCTGGGGTCGCCACGCCGTGGCCGCGGCCCTCGCCAACCCGGAGCGTACAATTGTGCGCATCTCGGTGACCCACGAGGCCGCGGCGGATTTCGACATTCCGGCCGGGGTTCCCGTCACCTATGCCGACGCTGCCGATCTCGGCAGAATGGTGCCCAAGGACGCTCCCCACCAGGGTATCGTTGCGGAGGTCGAGCGGCTGGAGGACATCCTTCTCGCCGAACTGCTCGACCAGGCGGAGGACAACCGGCCCCTGATCGTGCTCGACCAGGTCACCGATCCCCACAATGTCGGCGCCATCCTGAGGAGCTGCGCCGCCTTCGACGCGCTCGGCCTGATCACCCAAGACCGCCACGCCCCACCCGAATCGGGTGCGCTTGCCAAGGCCGCCAGCGGCGCGCTGGAGATCGTGCCCTGGGTGCGGGTGGTGAACCTGTCCCGCGCGCTCGACGAAATGGCCGCTGCCGGCTTCTGGCGGATCGGCCTTACCGGCGGGACCGAGATGCCGCTCAAGCAGGCGCTCGGCCCGGCGCGGGTCGCGCTTGTGCTCGGCGCGGAGGGCGAAGGCATGCGGCAGAACACCGAAGCGCATTGCGACGCGCTCGCCCGCCTGCCGATCAGCGAGCGGATCGAGAGCCTCAACGTCTCCAATGCCGCCGCCATTGCCCTCTACGCCGCAGCCACGCATAACGGCTGA